TTAATGAGAATATTGCAGAGAATGAGAAAAACTTAAAGAAGGATGCTCAAGGTAAATTGCCAATAGACTCATTGAAAATTACAGGAGATTTCTCATTATTAAACTACTTAATAACAGGTAAAGATCCATACATTAAAGGTGATGATGGTATCAGTGCAGTAGTTGTTATAGCTAAAAATAATGGAATATTTGATGAATCAATTAATGCTTCAAATTTTAAAGGAGCTGATGGTAATACAAGACAAGATATCATTAAATCAAGTTATGTATTAGATGAAGTTATTAGACTTAAATCCATTGGATACAAAAATGAGTTAGTTGAAAAATATCCTATATTAAAAAATAATCCACAACAAAAAATATTCTTATGCTCTGATGATTTGGTATGGGAAGAAAGTATAACTAATACATATCCAAATAATATTTTAAGAAGAAGAAAGAATCATTATATAAATAAAAAACGACCAAATGATTCTTGGCAAAGTCATAATAGTTTTGCCATAACAACCCAACACGCACAAGAGGGTGTTGAAGATATGTTTTTGTTATCCAAAACAAATATACAGATATATCATCCGGAAAGCACATTCGCAGAAATAGCGAGAAAATTGTAGAGGTTCAATATGTCAATGAGAAATAATCCCGATGGACAGTTAACAATATGCGAAGTTCTTAGGATGATTAATGATAGTTTACAGGCACCCGAGTTTTCAAAGCAAAGAGATTTACTTGCTCTCGCAGAAACAATGGCAAAGAAAATGTCATCTAAATTAAGAGATTATAATAAAGAGTATGATAAAGATTGGTGGGAAAACAATCCAGAGTATGATAAAAAATTAAGACGTGACCTTGATACTTATTTGGTTGGAACACCATGAGAAAAGTATTTTTGGATATTGGAAGTAATATAGGATTAGCAATTGAAGAAGCATTGAAAAAAGAATATGCTTTTGATGTTGTATATGGTTTTGAGCCTGTTAAAAGATTTTATGAAGAAATTATAAAGAATTTTAAGGACGAAAGATTGTTTGTATATAATTTTGGATTGTTTAGAGAAGATTCTTTTATGATGATATACGGAGCAGAGGATTGTGGAGCATCAATATTTGAAGAAAAAAATATCCAGTATGGTAAAAGAGAAGACGAGTTGTGTACTTTTAGAGATGTGGGAGAGTGGTTTAAATTAAATATTACAGAAGATGATTTAGTATATTGTAAAATAAATGTAGAGGGTTCGGAGTGTGATATTATTGAACGTCTTTCTCAAACAAACGAGTTAAAAAAGATTACAAAACTTTTAATTGATTTTGATTGTGATAAAATTAAAAGCCAGAAACATAGAAAATCAGAAATAAAAATAATATTAAATTCTTCAAATATAGATTATATAGATGCTTGTAATGGAACGTTTCCAAAAGGAAATACAATCGGTGAAAAAATAGGAAGGTTTATAAGTGGAAAAAATATATTCGAAAATTAAACCAGATATTCTGTTACATATAATTGTTAGAAAATCTGATGCTATTAATGGCAGAGTTGATTTGGTTGGAGAAGATAATTTTATACAATGTTCTTCTTTGGCATTGACCAAAGGACATACTTTTAAACCTCATCGACATATTTGGAAAGAAAGAACCAGACAGGTTATAGCACAAGAGAGTTGGGTTGTTATATCTGGTAGTGTTAAATGTATCTTCTATGATTTAGATGATACCATTATAGCAGAACCAATTTTATATGCTGGTGATTGTAGTTTTACATTACAAGGTGGTCATAATTATTTAATACTTGAAGATAATACATTTGTATATGAATATAAAACAGGTCCTTATGAAGGCGTCGAAAACGATAAGGCAAGGTTTTAGATGAGACAATATAATAAAAGATTATTACTTGAATGGATGAGAAAATGCAAAAGAAAAGATAATCTACATTATTCCAATACGGATCCGTATTTGTATCGAGCATTGGAAAAATATAAAATAGAAGACAAGTCAGTGTTAATAATAGGTTCACAGGAACCTTGTTATGAAGCATTGGCGTTATTAAATAAAGCAAAATATGTAACAACTGTAGAATATCAAGAGCTTAGTTCAACATATAAAAGGTTAAGGGTTTTAACAGTTCCACGATTTGAAAATGATAATACAATATTTGATTGTGCCTTTTCAATATCATCTGTTGAACATTCGGGTCTAGGGAGATATGGTGACCCGATAGATATAGATGGTGATTTAAAAGCAATGAAGTTGTTACATGATAAGATTAAAATCGGTGGTATTTGTTTTTTAGCCGTGCCAATAGGAGCAGATAGAACCGAGGGAAATCTTCATCGGGTTTATGGAAAAGAAAGATTGCCTTTGTTATTAAAGGGTTGGAATGTTTTAGAACGATTTGGATTTGATGAGAATATATTTAATTCTTCTGTTAAAAGAAATCAACCATTATTTATTTTAGAAAGGATATAATATGATTAAATTACATTTAGGTTGTGGTAAAAGAGATTTTGGAAAGGGATGGACCCATATTGATGGTGGTGATTTTCCTCACCTTCATTCACATGATATCACCAAATTACCATTCAAGGATAATTCGGTTGATTTAATTTATAATTGTCATGTGCTTTCTTATTTTGATAGAGAAGAGGTTATTCCTGTTTTAAAAGAATGGTATCGTGTATTAAAACCAAAGGGTGTTCTTAGAACATCCGTTACTAATTTTAATGCGCTTGTTAGATTATATACATATCAAGAATTTAGATTAGATTCTTTTTTAGGACCAATGTTTGGTAAATGGAAGATGGGAGATAAAACAATTTATCATAAAACAATATACGATGCTGATAATCTTATTTCTGTTCTTTCAAAGGCGGGATTTAAAAAATTCAAACCGTACGATTGGAAACAAACAGAGCATTCTAATATAGATGATTTTTCTCAGGCATATCTTCCTCATATGGATAAAGATGGATATTTGATAAGTTTAAACATGGAGGCAACAAAATGAAATATCAATATAATCCTTGGCCCCTGGGAAAAATGCCTAAAGAATTTCAACGACCAGAACTTGATATGTTAAAAGAAAGAGGATATTCTTTCGATGATGCGAGAAATATAGTAGATTTGTTTGAACAGAAAGTGGCTAAATATGCCGGTAGCGAATATGCCGTTGCGGTTGACAGTTGTACAGATGCATTATTTCTTACATTGGTTTATTTTAAACAGATTTTCAAAGATGATGTGAGTAGTATAATGATACCAAAAAATACATATATATCAGTACCACAATCAATAATACAAGCGGGTTTTAAAGTCGTGTTCGATGATATATATTGGGAAGGACCCTATCAATTAAATCCTTTTAATATATATGATGGTGCTGTTCGTTTCACCAAAGGAATGTATATACGGGATTCGTATCAATGTTTATCGTTTCAAATCAAGAAAGTTCTCCCAATAGGCAAAGGTGGTATGATATTAACAAATAACAAGGAAGCCTATGATTGGTTTATTAAAGCCCGCTACGAGGGCAGGGACATCTCTAAACCATATGATAAAGATACATTAACCTTTATGGGTTGGAACATGTATATGACACCAGAAGATGCAGCAAGAGGTATTCTGTTAATGGATTTATTACCAGAAATAAATAATGATATGGCAGATTGGACCAATTATCCAGATTTAACAAAACAAATCATATGGCATTAATATCAATTATCACACCAACAAGAAATCGTCCGGAATTATTAAAGAGATGTATAAGAGCTATACAACATCAAGAGTTTAAAGATTATGAACATATAATTGTTTCGGATGGTTGTTCTTTAACAGAATCAGTTGTTAGAGAATTTAATGACGAACATATAAAATTTTATTATATGAAACGTGATTTTAATTCTTGTTCTGGTGCTTTAGCAAGAAATTTTGGTATTAAACAAGCAACATCTAATTTTATTGTTTATTGTGACGATGATAATATATTATTACCAAATCATTGTTTGGTTCATTATAATGAACTTAAAAAAGAAGAATATGAATGTGTTTTTTCAAGGGAATATGTTATCTTAAACGAATCATATAAAAACGTATTTAAAAGAGAATTATTTGATTATTCTGGATATTCTCATATTATTCCTAAAGATATATGGTATGATACAATGATGATAGGACATACAAAATCCTTTATAGAAAAATACGGTGGTTGGATGGTCACAGATAAAAAAGATGATGACGGTCCAATGATTAATAAATGGATAGAAGATAATGCTCCTATTAAACTTGTGGATGATATTACGTCAATTTATTTTAATTATGGTGTTAGAGTATAAATACTTATGTAAGAGGACAGTGGGTAGCTCCTATTTTTAATGCCAATACATTAGATAACTTTTACATAAGTTTAAACTTATTGGGGTGTATCTATGAAAGATTTTATATACAAAACAACAAATCTTATTAATAATAAACAATATGTGGGTAAACACAATTCATCTTTGGATGATGGTTATTTGGGTAGTGGATTAATTCTTAAACAAGCTATTAAAAAATATGGTAATAATAATTTTAAAAGAGAAATTATTGAAAGCTGTGATTCGTCTTTATCCAAAGAAAGAGAAACTTATTGGATTAAAAAATTAGATACCATATCACCAAATGGATATAACATCAGAAAAGAAGGTGGTTCTGGTGGAGATGTTTATACCAATAATCCAAAATTAGAAAAAATTAAAAGAAAACTTAGTAAAACATGGAAACAGAAATATAAAGATGGTTATATTAATCCTCGAATCGGAAAACCATCTTGGAATAAGAATAAAAAAATGTCAGAGAAATATTGTTTAGCGAATAGTTTATCTCAAAAAAAATTATTTAAATCGGGATATATACATCCCATGTTTAATAAAAAACATAAAGAAATAAGCAAATTAAAAATGTCTAATAGTGCAACCGAATATTTTTATGTTTTAATTTCTCCGATGAATATAAAATATCAAATAAATAATATAATTGATTTAAAAGATTTTTGTCGAAATAATAATTTAAATTATATGTCTTTGAGAAATTCCGTTGTTAAGAATAATTTATATATTGGTTGGAAAGTTTTTAGATATAGAATAAAGGAGATGATATGAAAAACAAAAAAGTAATCGTGATAGGTGTGAATGGTCAAGACGGAAGTTATTTATCAGAACTGCTTCTTGATAAGGGGTATGATGTTTATGGTATTATAAGAAGACATTCGGTTGCAGAGTCACAGGATAGTAGAATAGCAAAATTGGGTGATAAAATAACAACTTTTTATGGAGATGTAAATGACTATTCTTCTCTTTTAAAAATATTCTCACAAGTTAAACCAGATGAAATATATAATCTCGCAGCACAATCAAATGTTAGAATTAGTTTCGATATACCAGATTATACAATTCAAACTAATGGAGTTGGAGTTTTAAATATTCTTGAGTTAATGAAACATATTGTGCCAGAAGCAAAACTCTATCAAGCAAGTTCATCCGAGATATTTGGCAATTGCATTGAAGCAGATGATTCACAAAACGAGAATACTCAAAAAATACCGACAAGTCCTTATGGTTGTTCTAAATTAATGGGATTTAATTTAGTTCATAATTATCGCAATTCTTATAAAATGTTTGCATCAAATGGTATTCTGTTTAACCACGAATCTCCTAGAAGAGGAATAAACTTTGTAACCAACAAAGTTGTAAAGTGTGCCGTTGAAATTAAGAAAGGGTTAATGAAAAATCTTTCGTTGGGTAATCTTGATGCATCAAGAGATTGGGGTCATAGTAAAGATTATGTTCGTGCAATGCAATTAATATTAAGTCTTGATAAACCAGATGATTTTGTTGTATCAACAGGAGTAACCCATTCTGTTCGTGACCTTTGTAAATATACATTTTCATCGTTGGGTATGAATTATGAAGATTATGTTACGATTGACCCTAAATTTTTTAGACCAGAAGAACTTAATAGATTGAGAGGCGACTCAACCAAATTTAGAACTTTGACAGGTTGGAAACCAGAATATACATTTGAAACAATGCTTGATGAAATGATAAAGTATTGGTGGGATAAAATATGAAAAATATATTAGTTATAGGTAGTCATGGTTTTGTTGGTGGAGCTTTATGTAATAAAATTATTACATCAACTGGTAATTATGATTTAATTTCTTTTAATAGAAATACATGTGATTTAACAAACCAAGATGATTTTAAAAGAGCATTAAAAAATATTGATAAGCCGGATGTTGTTGTTTTAGCATCTGCCAAAGTTGGTGGAATTAAAATGAACATGGCAAATCCATATCATTTCTTGGTTGATAATTTAATGATTCAAAATAATGTTATTGATATTTGTCTTAAAACAGATATCGAGAAATTTGTTTTTCTTGGTTCGTCTTGTATATATCCAAAAGATTTCCCACAACAACCATTAAAGGAAGAATATCTTTTACATGGTATTCCTGAAACTACAAACGAAGGATATGCAATTGCAAAGATAGCAGGATTGAAAATGATAGAGTATATCAATAAACAATATAATAAGAAATGGATTTCGTTACAACCATGTAATCTTGTTGGTTGGGGAAATAATTTTGAACCAGACCGTTCTCATGTGTTCTCTGCATTAATTAAGAAAATTATTGATGCGAAGAATAATAATCAAGATAAACTTATTATGATGGGAAATGGTCATGCAAGAAGAGAATTTTTAAATGTAAAGGATTTGGCTGATTGTATTCTCTGGTCAATTGATAATCTTCCATCTGATACGTTTTATAATTGTGGTATGGGAGATGATATAAGTATTAGAGAACTGGCAGATATGATAAAAAATAAGGTTGATTATAGAGGTTCGTTTATATGGGATGATACACAACCAAATGGTATGATGAGAAAATTACTTGATAGTTCCAAGATAAATGCGTTGGGATGGAAACCCAAAATAACATTAGAAGAAAGTCTCGAAGAAGAGATTAACTATTATATGGAGATGAAGAAATGAAAATAAATCTTGTTAATGATACTATAAGTCACGAAGATATGGATGCTTTAGCGGAATGGATTAAAACATATCCAAGATTGACAAAGGGTCCTCTTACTCTTGAATTTGAATCTAAATGGTCTAAATTTTTAGATGTAAAACATTCTACATATGTTAACTCTGGTTCTTCTGCTGTTTTCATGGCTCTTTACGCATTAAAGTTAGCAAACCGTTTGAAGAACGATAAAATAGTTCTGCCTTCTCTTTGTTGGTCAACGGACGCGGCTCCAATCATTCAGTTAGGACTTGAACCAATATTCTGTGATAGTAACAAGAAAGATTTAAATATCAATCTAGAGCAATTAGAAGAGGTATTTAAAACACATCAACCAGCCGCATTGTTATTGGTCCATGTACTTGGTTTTATAAATGACATGGATAGAGTCGTTAACCTTTGTAAACAATATGATGTACGATTAATCGAGGACTGTTGCGAGACTATGGGTAGCACTTATAACAGTAAACAAGCAGGAACCTTTGGTGATTTGAGTTGTTTCTCTTTGTATTTCGGTCATACAATGTCAAGTATAGAGGGAGGGTTGGTTTGTACTAATGATGATGAACTTAATAATATTTTAAAGATGATTCGTAGTCATGGATGGGATAGAGATTTGGATTCTGAAGTTCAAAACGCATTAAGAAAAATTCACGGAATTAGTAAATTCAAATCTATCTTCACATTCTATTTACCATCTTTTAATATGAGAGCAACTGATTTACAGGCATTCCTTGCACTTAGACAATTAGAAAAACTTAATGCGTTTGTTAAGAAGAGAGAATATAATTTCTTTAAGATAAGGAATATGATTGATGATAGTTTCTGGAAACCAGAACCAGTAACAACATATAAACCAGATTCAAAAGATATAATTGCTAACTTTGCATATCCATTAATTCATCCAAGATGGGAAGAGATAACAAATGATTTGATTGCGTCCGGAGTAGAAACAAGACCATTGATAGCAGGTGCAGTCACACTTCATCCCTTTGTAAAGTATTATGAAAAGACAATCTCATATGCAACATGGGTAGAAGAAGTTGTTGATAAACAAGGATTTTATATTCCCAATCATCCTGAATTAACAGACGAAGAAATAAAATTTATGACAGATATTATAAATAAGTATAAGTAATTTTGAATTGGAATATAAATACTATTGTTATGAAGAACACAAACTTAAAAACCCATAGATTAGAGAACACCAATTCTCGTATGAGTGAATGTCTGTTTATTGCACGAGATACGGTTTTGTATCCCAATACAAATAAATGGAAGGGGATACAAGCAGGGTAACTTCATTTTAAAATAAATAAAGAAACCCTGCCACCCAAAAGAGTGACGGGGTTTTTCGTTTTATATCGTTATTTGAAATTTATGTGGTATTTTTTATTTTTTGGGATTTATATCCTAATAAAAAATAATACTTGCGTTTGTCTGGATAATTTTTATATATTATTAAAGACAATCAAGAAAGGCAAGCGCAATGCATACCAAGATAAAAATTGTTGAAGACCCTAAAATTATTAGGGCTATAATATTAAAACATCATAATATTAATATTGGAACTAAGATGTTAAAGATTATGATATCAACAAACGAAATTGAAACAGGATTAAGATAATAAAAATAAAGCTTGACATGGTTAATGTAAAAATGTATATTATTAAGTACATTATATAAAGGAGTTTTAAATGCAAAGCGAAAAAATTATCGTTTCAAGTTTTAACATTAAGCTGATTCTTACAGAAGCAGAGGCAGAAGCATTTCTAAGAGATACAGTAGATATTCAACATCGTATGATTATAAATTCCTTGCGAAAGGAATTAAAATCTCATCTGACACCAGAAAAAGACGAAGCAGATTCCACTGATTCTGGTATTAAGTTGACTTTTGATTATATTAATATAAAAGGAGAAATGTCACATAGACATATTACATTGCAGAGTGTTTATATAAAGAATAATTATTATTGTTATTTTTCTGGTTATGATTCTGATAGAGAAGATATAAGAACTTTTAAATATTTGCGTTCGTCGAATATGAAACTTAATAATATTTACGTTCTTAATGTAAAGGATTTGTTAAAATCAATAATATTAATCAATCCTAAAATACTTTCTAAAGATTGTTTAAAGTTTCTTTAAAATAAAACTTGACTTTTGTTTTTGTAGAATATTATATTTTTATTGTTATTTGAAATTACGGGGTTATAGATTATGTAGTAAATCCTATCACTTTCACTGATAAGAATTGGATGCAAGTTCCAATAACCCTACTTTTTCTACCCTTCTATTATAAATACTACAAAGGTAGTTAATTTGTAATAAGGAGGTTCGATATGTCAAAACGTTCTCAGGCTGTTAAGGATTGGAGAAAAAGAAGCAAAGAAAGAATTATTGAAGCAATGGGTGGTAAATGTGTTATATGTGATTATAACAAATGCAATTCATCATTAGCACTGCATCATTTAGAACCTTCTAAAAAAGAATTTTCGTTTGGTACAATTCGTGCAAATCCAAAAGCATGGAAAAAAATTGTTGAAGAGTTAAGAAAATGTATTTTGGTTTGTAATAATTGTCATGGTGAAATACACGAAGGAATAACCAAAATATCAGAAAATGTTACAAGGTTTAATGAGGAATTTTCAGAATATAGACAATTGAGAAAAGAAATGACACATCCTTGTATTGGTTGTGGCGAAGATGCTCTTTATCATAATAAGTATTGTTCTTTGGTTTGTTCAGGAAAACATCATGGTAAAATTAATTGGAATAGTATAAATTTAGAAAATGAAATAAAAAATAGAAGTATGTGTTCAATTGCCGAACAACTTGGTTGTTCCGATAATGCTGTTCGTAAAAGATTAATAAAATTAGGATTGAAATAAAATTATTGTGCGGTCGGGTAATGGGATCCCACCAGACTGTTAATCTGGCGTCCGAAAGGCAATTACTGGTTCGAGTCCAGTTCGCACAGCCAAAACAGAGGTTTATGCATTTGATATAGGTTCAGAACAAATAACCTTCGCCTTAAAATGCATTGATTGAAAATAATACTTGACTTATTTTAAAAAGGTCATATATTATAATAGATGAGTAGAAAGAGAAATGGTACGAATCCCGTTATATCGTTGTAGTACCAAACCGATATATAGTTTATTTGTTAAAATACTTTCTCGTTAAATTAGTTCTATAGCTAACAAGGTGCGAAGCGTGTCCTTGTAAATCCCATGCTTCATTAAATTATGTTTGGGCTTTGCCTGTTTATCGCCAACCCGCAATGGTTAAAACAGGTACTCTTTGAAATTATAGGAATGATAATAGAAATTACTTTGATTAACTTCGGGTCTTTGTCATGGTTGTTAGTCAACTATTATACAAAAAGCTACGTCTTTTTAAAAAAAGTATAATATATAATTATAGATTTTTCTATTGTCATTCCTTTTGAATAAGTACCTATAACACAAATGGCAAGTGTACCAGATTTTTACTCTGGGAATCTCGGTTCAAATCCGAGTAGGTACATAAAATATATTTGGGTGGTTTTCCTATTGGGTGTCTGTAAAACACTTGACGAAAAATAAAATAGGCGGATGTCGATTGGGTTCAACTCCCTAACAACCCACCAAAATTAATATGCCCTTGTAGCCCAATTAGCAGAGGCAATTCTCTTAAAAAGAATAAGTTGGTGGTGCAAATCCACTCAGGGGTACTTAGATTATAAATAGTATTGTGTAAGAAAAGTTCTTTGAAAGTTATGGGGATGTAAGGTTTCGACAGATAAAAAGAAATAGTTATTGCATGTCGAAGATGATAGTTGGCTTCGTTAATCACTCTATCAAAAAACAAATAACACCATAAACAGTGTTAGATTGAGCATAGCTCAGTCCGTTGCATTTTTGGCTTGCTTTGTTGCCGGAAATAACAATGTCATATCTAATGAAGCATTTTCTCTTGCTGCCTAAGTAAGAGTTATATTAATTAGAGGCACAGTTTGAATGATTTGTTGGTTGTTCTATTCAAACTTATTAACAATCAAATAAACATGTAGAATGATTATGGAAAGTTATTTGGACGCGGTTTCGATACCGCCATCTCCACCAAAATATATTGGGGTGTTAGTTCAATCAGGAGAATCATAGATTTGCAATCTTTAGACAGCGGGGCAGAGCCGCTACACTCCACCAAATTAGAAGGTCTTGAATGAAGTACAAGTTCAAGTTACAAATAAGCATCTTATAACGTTGAGTTGCGAGGCTCTGTTTATTGCTTCTAAAATTATAGGTCGTTAGTTTTAATCAGATTAAAATGCTTGTCTCCAAAACTTGAGAACACGGAGCATAACCGTGACGACCTGCCAAATTAAAAAGCTCTTTCAAAAATATTATCAGGTAGTCGGATAGTCCGGTTTATTCCGCCACATTTGGGATGTGGTTTTACGGGGGTTCAAATCCCTCCTACCTGACCAAATTAAATATAAGTAAAGACAACTCATTGATTGACATCTTGCTCTATACTCATGGTTGTTTATCAACTTCCGAAACCTACGCAGCTTGCTGATGTAGTAGATAGGATTTATAAAATAGGATATGTCTTTACTTTTAGAATATTAGCCGTCTTGAGTTAGCACTCGGACAAGTATCATAAACTTGTTTTAATTGGGGCAGTACCAATAGACGGCATTAAAATTGCGTGTGGGTGAAACGGATTCCTTAAATGGACAATCATTCAACTCTCATAAGGTTGAGATAGCAGGTTCGACTCCTGTAACACGCTACCAAACAGTCCTCGATGATGTGGGTTCGACTCCCACTGGATTTCCCTAGGAAATACATAGCTTAACTGGTAGAGCGAGAGGCTTTAAAATATAAGTGGGATTGATGTTTAACAGTATAGCATGAAAGTTTTCCAAACTTTTCGTGAGGGTGCAACTCCCTCATCCCACATTAGAATTGTTTCAGTTCTTTGACATAACAGTTAAGAAAGTATTGCGGGTGTAACTCAATAGAAGAGTGCAACGATGCCATCGTTGATGTTAGGAGTGCAAGTCCCCTCACCCGCTTTTTAAATTTTAAAGCCTCTTTAGTATAACAGCAGTATAAGACCTCCGTACAGTTTAGGTGACAGTGCAACTCTGTCAAGAGGCTCAATCAATGCCCGTATAGTTCAATAGTAGAATTAATGATTTGTACCCATTAGATTCCGTTGCAAATGCGGATGCGGGCTTTTTAATTTGCTCATAATAAGACAAATATAGAAGATAGATTATCAGGTA